TTTCTCAAAGCTCTCGAATCACGAGCTAAAAGATTGTTTTTAACCCAATTGTTGATAAAACCTCTATCGGTATTACCATCAACCTCTTGAATCATATATCTTAATCTTGTTGATACTTCTTGTGAAATAGGCTCACTTCCTTTTTTCTGAAGTCTTTGTATTGCCTGTATCTCTGCATTTATATCTCCCTCATCTTTATGAGTTAATAATTTAAATACAATCTTTTTCTTTGAAATTGGTAATTCAAAGTCATATCTATTATCACCATTTAATTTAGAACTATCTACTTCTTTAATTTGTATTTTAGAAAGGTCTATTTGTACTTCTTGTGGTTCTCCACTAGAAGGGTCTATTATTTCTGCTTTGTATTCTGGTCCATATCCTAAGATACGAGTTGCTAAAAGGATTGCATTTTTATCACCAATGAATATATCACCAATATCCAAACCTTCTTCTACTACAACAGATTCAAAGAGTTTATCGAGAACCACCCCCTTCCTTATCAAATTTTGTGAAGCAAGTATATCCTCTTCTTTAGCGGTCATATACTTTATCTCAACAGTACCCTTTGATAACGGGTGTCCTTCGGTGTACATTTTACCACCTGAAGGTAAATCTACTATTTCAGTAGGGAAATCAAATTTTGCCATAACGTTAGTTTATTTATTTGTATATAAATATATAATATTTAGAAATTTAAAAATTAAGCACAAAAAAAGTTCTCACTAAGAGAACTTTTTCCTTTATAAATATGTTGAATATGTATTAGAATTCTAAAACTGCGTAATCATAAGATAGTGTTAAAGTAATTTCAGCAGGGTCAGAGGCATTTGACCAATCTAAATCATTAAACACTGCATTGTTGATAAATGCACCTTTCATAGTCCATTGTTCAATTTTATCACCAACTGGTCCTAACATATAACATTGGATATCTTTCTTATAGAAATCTGCATATCCATCTCTACCTGTTAAAGATTCATGTGATAATCTTACCCATTCCATTACTGCTTGAGCTCCTGAAGGAACGATAGGGTCATATAGAGTAATCTCTACATCTTGCCATTCACCTTTTCCTTTAAGTTTTCTTTTAACGTTAATGTGGTCTAGTGTAACAGTTTCAAATTGAATTGAAGGTCTGTTTGCTGTTTTTATAAGATATGAAGGGATACCATCGATTTCCATGATGAATCTATTCTTCATCTTCGGTTCGAAGTTGGTATAAAACATATCGTTAAATTCTAATACTTCTGCCATTTTGTTTTCTCCTAATTATATTCTACTATAAATATAGTTCTTTTTTATTTTTAATTAATTATGCCGAGAATGATGCCCCTGTCGGTAAGATGTTGAAGTCTAACACGATGAATTCAGCAGTTTTTGTTGGTTGTAAGAAAATCTGTCCAGCCAATATATTTCTGTCAATTACATCTGGTGTGTTATTACTCTCATCCATCACCACTCTAAATGCATACAATCCTTGTCTTTGTTGTATTCCTTCTAAATAAGGATTCACAGTATTTAAGAATCTACCTCTCGTTTGAGAAGTGTTTTGTTCGAATACTAAGTATCTTGAAGTTGAAGCAATATACTTCTTAACTTTAATCATTAATCTTCTTACGTTGATTCTATCAAGTGCAGATGCCTTATCTTGTAAAGTTTTTTGTCCGAATGCTACGATACCTTCTCCTGGGAACTGAGCAATTGGATTAACTTTTCCTTCATATAGTGTATCTCTCTCTGAATGTGTTAATCTGTTTAATACAGATACCGCACCTACGATACCACCTCTATTTAAACCAGCTGGTGCAAACCACTCAGCAGCAACCGCATCGTTGGCCGCATATATACCTGGCATCAATACTGATGGTGGTATAGTTGTTAGTTTATTAGTTCTTGAATCTATTGTTTTAACCCATGGGTAGTAAGAACCTACATAGTTAGAATCTATATTACTTGCCTGTGATGTAGCATCTGATATAGTATCTCCTCCATCAGTAATATCACCGATAAAGAATGCATCTTCTCTAGCTTCTACCATATCAACTACTTTATCAAATACATAAGAGTGTAATCTTCTTACAACACCAGGTGCAGATACTAAGTTGATATCGAAATCATCTGGATTAGATACTGAATTGATTGCCTTCACATAAGAAACTGAACCACTTGCAGTTGAAGTAGATAAGTTAAATCCTTGTGAGTTTCCAGCACCCCAATCAGAATCACCATATTTAGCTTCTTTGATTGTTGGGTTACTACCATCGAATCCATTTTGGAATCCTACGATAAATTGTCTTTTATTAATAGTTGTTGCAGTATCTGATGTTGATAATGTATATGCAAAGTTTTTAGTTGCAACAACACCATCTACGATTGCAGTAAATGCTGCATCGAATGAGAAAGCAGTATTACCACCACTAGTTGCCGAAGCAGGTATTGGAGATAAGTAACTGTTGTTATCAATTTTTACTACTGCAGTTTCTAAATCAATACCACTATATTGTATATTCTTAGAACCATTGTTATCTCCCGAACCAGTTGAAAATATAACTGATGGTATCATAGCTTCTGTTCCATTAGAACCAACATAAATTGGATTAACGTATGCTGCATGTCCAAATGGTGCAGCAACTATTGGGAATGAACCTTCATCAGAACATTCTACTCTAATAAATTTAGAGTTATTTTGATAATCACCACTCATGTTCATTTTACCAACTGAATCGATAGAAACGTTCATATCACCAATTCTTTTCTTAATATAGTTTGGTGATGCAGGGTCTAGGTTTACATTATTCCATGTTTCAAGAATAATTGGTCTTTTATGTGTATCAGAGTATCCTCTTACTACAACTGAGAATGTTGAATAATCAGTAGAGTTAGTAGAACCAGCTGCTTTTACATTAAAGAAACCTATTTTGTATTCTTTGTTGTAATTAGTACCATCACCTAAAGTATGGAACTTAATTAAATTATGTCTTTCACCAGAAATCAACTGTGATTGTATCCATGGAGTTGAGGCATGTTGAATATCTTGTGTGAAATCTTGTGTTGCCAATTCTATTGATTTTACTTGAGAACCACTTTGTGATAAATACGATGTATGGTCAACAGCCGCTTTTTCAAAGTACTTGTGAGCATATGCTTTTTTAGAACCTCTAGCAGATTCTCCAAATACATCAGATATATCGTTTCCTGCACTTGGTAGTACAGATGAGGATACTGATGTTCCTATGTCTGAACCACTAATAAGGAAAGCTGATGCTGATGGTTGTGAATCAATGATATTGGAAGCTGTTGCAAATCCAACAGTTTGAGAACCTTGATGTGTTGCGTTTAAAACACCGATTAATCTTCTTCCACCTTGTGCGGTAGAACCACTTACTTCAATTCCTAAAGGTTTAACTTGTGAATAACCACCTTGATGACCAACACGAACAATAGTTACTGTTCCTGCTTCTCTTAGGTAGTTTTGTACGGTATATCCTGTATAGTAATCTCCATTAGGTACACCAAATATTTCTTCGAATTCTGATTGTGTATTAACAACGGTTGGTACGAAAGCAGGTCCTTTATGGAAAGGTCCAATTATTGCTGCTCCAATTTCACCAATCCCTTGTGATAAGAAAGAAAGGTCATTTTCTCTCGTAAATACACCAGGTGATACAATTTTTTCTGCCATTTTATTTACTCCTTGTTATGTTTTTTGTATATGAATACTCTTATATAAGTATTAATAACTTTATTGAAAATATATTTTTTACTTAGTTTCTTTATTTTCAGAAACCGGTACGAATGTGTTTGATGATGGGTCATAGTTACCATCTCCATACTTTCCATTCAATTCTGAGAACATATCTTTCTCATTTTGTACTAAAGCTGAATGTTTATTTAACAATTCATTTTCTAAATTTTCAATTTCTTCTACTCTTCTTCGTTTTTCAACTTGTAATTGTCCTAATTGAACAAATAGATTAGAAACATCTTGTCTTAATGAATTGATTTTTCCAACTTCTTCTTCTGTAAACTTAATTTCTTTTGCCATTTTTAAAATATTTTGTTAACTTTTACTTTGTATATATAAATATATAGTTTTTTTCAAAACGATAAAAATTATCTACTAATAGTCAAGGTACCTGAGTAGTTTCCATTCAATCCATGGTCAATTGACCTTACTCTGGCATAGAATGTTCCACTTCCTAAAGCAGTTACAACATTTAATGTAGTTGAAGTATATTCATCTTCATCAATTATAGGTGATGAGAAATCTGAATTATTATCAACTTGTAATCTATATCCTGTTATACCACTTACAGCATCCCATGTAATATTATGGTTTTGACCATTAACTTCAGTATAAGCTAAATTAGCTGGGGCTGATGGGGCTGATAAATCACTATGTGAGTTTCCTCCTTTATTGTGTGTTACATAGTCATTTATTAAATAGGTATCATGTGATTCTACATCAATAGTAACAATCTCAACAGTATCTTCGATAACTTCAATTGATGATATATTAGTTTCAACCAATTCTCCATCGATTCTTTTTACTAATTTATCGTTTTCAGTAATATCTTTTATTTGTTTAAATTTGAACAACCCATCATAATTATCTTTAACTAACATTGGGTGTTCCGATGTTGCCTTTATATCAC